CTAACAAATCTAATGACGTTCCTAACATCTCTATCATATGCTCACGGTAATACACTTCCTTCATCAACGATCCTGACACTAACACGCGGGGCATTGCAGGAGCAGTAACCTGAATATACTTATAACCATCCTCATCAATTGATTGGTTCTTGAGAATCATGTATACATAATCCTCAAGGTTATCGCGGTGTAGACCAGTAACAGTGTGCTTTACAGGATAACCATTATTCTGATCACTGTAGGTGATATTGTATGACTTATCAAGAACATCCTTCTTGATAACAATTGAATCATCAACGTTACCGTTATCAATGTTATTGATCAAGTGAATCTTAACAGAAGAAGTGGTAAGGGCCATTTTAGTAGTATGCTATCATACACTGCTAAGGTGGATTCAATTTTTGAGTCGAGTGTTATTGTTGCGTGAATGAGAAGGCCGTTTTATCGAGCACTATTTGAGTATTCTGTACTAACCGTTTCTGCATAGAACGGATGGATGGTAAAGAATTTAAGTTATAAGGACCTATTGCAGTTCTTGTTAAAAGACTATTTATATTGGGAGTCGTTGGTGGAACAATTGGCACAGGGGCAATTGATTTAAACGAAACATTAGGTGGATTTGCTGATACGGATATATTATTAGATAACCTTGCAAGGCGTGAAGCTTTATAGGCCATAGTTGCACCTGCGCTATAAGAAGCAGTTGTCTGTATGGCAATCCTTTGAGGGGTTACTATATTATTTGCGGTATTATTTAATACAAGTATTGTAGATCTTAATGCTTCAGATATAAGATTTGCTCTATCATTTGCTGCATTTAATGCCCATGATTTATCTTTAACTGATGACACATTAGATGAAACCTGGCGTGCAGTATTTAATAGTGTTAAAATGGATGATGCGTTAGAAATAGATGAGGTTAAATTATTTTCATTGATTGTATAATCTTCCAATCTACGCGTTAGAATATTATTAGATCTATATATTAAGGATACAGCATCAAATGCAGATGAATTTGAAGTAACTATCTGAACCTCACTTAATACACGAGATATAGTAATAGAAGCATTATTAGCTATTACAAGTGTAGCTGCTTCTGGAGTTGGAGTATTCTGTATTGCATTCTCTAATGCTAAAACAGCATTTGTTAGACCTTGAGAGTTATATGCCGAAACATCAGCATCCTTCGAAATATCAAGTAAAGAAGCCGAAGATGATACAAATTCAGTTAAAGCATATCGTGGTGTTGTAGAATATGTATTTGGAACAGCAATAGGAGAATTATAACCTTGTGGAGATGTAGTATATATATCTGGAACAGATATGGGAGAATTATAAGCTCTAAGAGTAGATGCTACTCCAATTTGACTATTTGCCATAAATTCTGAAAAATAACCGGATGCATTATTTGCCCTAGCAGTAGAATGAAGGGTATTCGTAAACGTAGTTAAATTTATTATAGGCGTAGAATAATTTGTAGTAGACGGAGCAGATACTTGAAGTATAAATGTATCTATACATGTAAGAACATAGCTAGCAATATTTATAGCAGTTTGAAGAGGAACACGTCCTGTGCTATACTGTGAAGTAAGTGACTCTTTACCTGCTAATTTAGACATTACATCTGTAAGAGCCTTTATAACAAGTTTTGCTACTGTTGTAAAGGATTTCTGTAAGGTTAAATTTGCGGTAACAGAAGCTGATTTAATAATTGCTTGTCCAATTAACGTGCTTGTATTAGAAATATAGACTGCAGTGTTTGTAGATGCGCTATTAAATGAATTTAGTGATACTTGAATATTTGTCCCTGCTGTAGTAGATATTGACGAGAGTGTAACTGTGTCAATGAGGTTTACATCTGGTATTAATTTTCCCATCATTATAACTGTAGAAAGTGTGCTTGCAGTTTGAAGTTGTAGGGCATATGCCTCAGTTGTTAGATATCCAGAATATGCTGCATCACTACAGGCCTTGGCTACAGCTTTTGCATTGGTATATTCTATATTTGCTATATTAAATGCTATCTGGTTTGCATAATTAACCTGTGAAGCTGCGTTTGCATAGTTTACAGCTGTTATTTGTGAAATAGCTGATCCTGGAGGAGTCAGCTGAGCATTCAAGGCAGAAATATTTAAACTAGCATAATTCGTAAAAGCTTCTGCAGATATGTCGCTCTGTGTATCAGTATATCTTAGTTGAGCAAGAGTTAATAGCTGTTGATCACTATATATAGGGCCTAATGCAGAAAGTAAGCCTACTGGGTATGAATTTACAGTATCAAATGATACTACTCCGCCAACTCTATTTCCTCCGAATGCAGTATTCATCTATTCTATAGTTATAAATTATAAGTATAGAATACAATATTGTCGGAACTGATTAATACGCAAACATTAAAGCTCCACGCCCTCCATAGATTCTTAAAATATTATAGGTTTCAGCATAAGAATATACTGTATATCGATCAACAAAATCATCATTTAAATTACCAGTCTTACCATGAAATGCTAAGACCAATTGTAGTTTCTGAATCTTATCAAGATTAGCCTGACCGACTGGCATTGAGAAGGGTGTATAGCCATTCTTAATACCAAAGGGTAGATTGTAAAAATACCGGTTTACCCATGGAGCTTTTCTTTGTTCTGAAGATGGTAAGAGGGAACGAAATAATGCTACATTCTGAGAACTAAAACGATTCAAGCTATCTGTATAATTCAAGGCTAACCAGCGTATAGGTTCAGAATATCTAGTAGAAAATCCTGGACTTAAGTTTTCAAAAAGTCTCTCATCTAATCCGGTTGCATCGGGCCACCATGGTGCAAAGGGAAATTTAGTATTACTTAGATCTCTTGTCCCTAAGAAAGGTGCATTAAATCCTGGTGCCTCATATTTCTGACAATAAAAGAATATATCCCTTGTGGGATTTGGTATAATAAGGGGTATAGTAGCATTCCTATTATACTGTGTATCAACTGAATCAAAAGAATAATGTTGCACGACTGGAATTTGAATATCTGCTATGCGAAATCTATTTGCCTCGGGTTTATCCAGATATATATATTCAACCATGAGATATGCTTCTGTCATTGAGAATTGTGTAGGCATTTTTATATTAGATGGATATCGGGAAACTTTAGTGTCAGGATTTCTAAGAGGTTCTAATCCAGGTATAATAGTGCCAGCTTGGTCAGAATAATAAAAAGAAGAATCTGCCATGGGCCATAAAGAACCACCTGCTAAATTAGTCATTATTATATTACCACTTGCATCAGTTTGTCTTGATTGACTATAGTAAAGATTATTAATAATATTAAAATCAAGAGTTATACGAACTTCGTCAATGTTAAGTGCATCGATGGGTAAATAACATCCAGGATCTCCCCTGCTGAACCAGAAGGGAAGATTTACTATTACTTGCTCGGAAGTATTAGAATTTCCAAAAGAAGTATCTGTAAAACCATTATCCTTTCTACAAATCTGCCTACTAGACTCTGGTGTCTTCTCTAAGGGTGTCTGAAACTCATCAATGATTTCCATTAATTGCCCAGGTATAGTATCAGTTAAGACACCGCCTATGTAAATTTGTGCTTGATTTATTAGATTATGCCCTAGTGAATTAGTCCATCCAAAATGTGGTCCTACAAATGATACTGATTGACTATTAACTTTAGCATTCTGTGCTAAAATCTGGGGTGTCTGAATATCTGGCATCTGAACAACTAAAAAAACTCTCGATATCAGTTCTCCCCTAACTGGTAAACGAGCTATTGCACTCTTACCAAAGTCGGCAGTTGTATCAAAGTCGATTCTTACCCAATTTGTTCCATATCTACCCGCTTTAATAAGAACAGTTATGAATGGTTCAATGGTTGGTTGGTCCTTAGGGGGCTGTAACCTCTCATCCTGTATCCCTGTGGATATGATTTTGAGTAGGCTAGCTACCATTCTATTCATCTTTTACCATTTTGTTTATGCCATAGTTACGATGCTGTTTACAATAATATTCTGATAGAGCATCCTTCATTATAGCTGTGCGTTTACAAGAATTACCCTCCTTTGTAAGCGCAATACATATATACGCCATACTGACACCCTTTCTAATTTTATTTTTCATCCATGCTTCTGATGACTGATCAAAGAATTCTGATGTAAACTCTTCGATACCTGGCATTTTACCAATACTTTGAATGCGTGTTGTTTCAATTTTAATCAATAAATACTTTATTACAGATACCATTGCCGAAGCGAATCCATTGGAATGCAAAGACAAATACATGAACCTCCCACTCTGTATCAGAAGCTCCACCTGGTGGTTTTACGTCAAGTGTTAGACGTAGTGAACTTAGACGACTTGCATTCATAGAACCCGTTGGATCATGTTGCCCAGGATGCCTTGCAAAAGAATATCCATAGACAAATGAATCGTAAGATATTTTTCCAGACTTATGTGCCCTAGCAATATGAGAACGAAACCAGCTCTCATTCTGAGATATTATATCTTGACCATTGGCTTGAATCTTAGCTGAAGTTAAGAGTGGTTCTAAAGGTGCAAAGGTTGGATCATAATCTTTTTCTAAGGTTGCACTGTAATTTATCCAATTATTATTCAGAGTTACAGAAGCCTTGCGTCGTAAAATCCAGACAATTTCCTCTACTGGCTGATTTGCTTCTAAAGGTAACTGGATAGTAATAAGATCATTTCCAGACTTATTTACAACATACTTTAAAGGTTCTGTAAAATCAAATTGTTGAATCTCGCGAAAAGGCCTCTCAAAAGGTTGTCTTAATAACATCTCACGATAGGGTCCATCGACAAAGAAACCTTGTGTTAATAATTGAATATTTTTTAGTGTAGGTTCTTGAGTAAAGGAAGTATATGGTTTAATTCTATCAATGGAAATTCTTAAATCTGAGAAATTGTTTGTCTTTAATAAAGGCGTATCATTACAGGAAGCACGTGAACCAGATTTAATTCTTACGAGCTGGTCAAATCTCTTTAATGTTACACGGATTCTCATGGTTCCATTGCGACATGCGATAATAGGAAAGGTTGCAGTAAGAGGTTCTCTTAGCATAGAAAACATCAAAGGTACTGTTATCCAACCATCTTCTGTAAAAAAGGCACGAAGTCCATCATTTTCTTTTAATTGATCCATTGTCTTATAACCAAGTGCATCAAAAAGACCTACCTGCGTATTTAAGTCTGGAAATAGGAGACTAGTAACATGTATAGAATCTCCTGTAATTCTTTCTATAACCTGATCATCTACCTCTAATGTAGCTTCTTCAACTATAGATGTTCCTAATGAGTTACAATAGGTCCACATTTGTGTAGGATCAGCTGGTATAATTGTATTTATTGATAAAAGATATCTAAATAATGTAGGAAACCAATCGCTGAGCTGTAATTGAATAAAAAGACCACTAAGTAGATCACCACAATTAATATCTCCTAACTCAAAAGTAAATGTCTGACCAAGCGATGCAGGTCCGCGGAATGTAAATTCTCGCATAACAGATGACATTGGAATTGTCCGTAGACCATCATCTCGTGTAAATCTTGTTACTGAAGCATTCAATGGAAAAAGTGTATTATCCTGTATATCTCGTGATACTAGATCTATTAAAGTTGTTGCTGTTCCTTTTGGCTGTTTTGTTCCATATGCATTTATCTGATCGATGTCCATCTACTTAGTCCCCGTGCTTCCAAATCCACCCTCACCACGCACAGTCTCTGGAAGAGAATCTACATAGGCTACCTCGTTAATATATCCAAGGCCTGGGGCAATTACCTGGAATAGACGAGTCCCTGGCTCAATAATCTGAGAAAGGGTCAAGGGAAAGGCTACAGATATAAGAGGAGCCTTGAGCTCACCTCGGTAAGAGAGATCAATAATTCCACGAGTATTTGCCATCATGTAACCTGTCTTGTAAATGGATGATCGGGGTTCTAGAGTGAAATGAGAATCTTCTAGCAATTCTACACCAGATTCCATTGGAGTAGACTTGGTCATACGTGCCTTAACACCAAGAGGGATTAGGGTAGCTACATTTGTAGGATTCACTGTAGATACTACCTTCAAGTCATATCCTGCGTTGTCACGACTCAACTTCTCAACAGTGCCAACGGGAGGGTAGAAAGGCTTTCCCTGCTCAGTAACTAGAAGCTCAAGACGATACATACTACGTTTTATATGAGGGTTAGCTGAGTCAAATTTAAGGGTACCTCAAAAAATTGACATTGATCGTAAACATTATAAATAGTATGACGCGCATCTCAGATATAGTTGACGAGAATAAATTCACTTGTTGTGTTAAGCGGAATCCTAATCCAGGATCCTATCTAACGGAACAAATGCAGGGAATCGCTCTTCTCTTCGGTATCTATAGTACATGTTATTTCATGGAATATGATTTAGCATGTCTTACAGCGATAATATGTATTCAGATTACTGGTATCAATATATACCTAACTATGCGAGCTCTGGAGCAACAGCGAGAAGATATGCTGAATGTATCAATGGATTCAGATTTTAGTGAGACAAGTGAGGCTGAAACAGACGATGATATGCCTCCTCTAATCCCTCTATCAGAGGCTGATCACGAGGATGAGACTGAGTTCAAGGAGCTTTCTGATTTAATTAAAAACGCAAGGGACGACGATATGCCTGAGCTTATTCCATACATGAGAATTAATGAGCTATCATTAAGGCAACAAGAGCAAGGTGCCAGGCTTGTAAGGTGTATGAACTATGAGCAGGTAATGGCCTACGAGAAGGCAGTCAAGCGACTTGTAAATGAAACTGCTGAGAGAAATGCCCTGCGTGCTGGATTGGCTGAGGAGAGAGATATTATTAGAGAGGTTAACAAGGTAATTTCTGACGAGCACTACATATTCGAATACCTTAAAAACTATAATTAATTCCCAAACAATAAAGCACCCCTTTGAGATTCAATTAAATAGATACCCCAACCAATAGATATTGCCCGCATGGTGACTCTTTTTTGCCCGTTGCTACTAGGAAGTGTATCAGTAATATCAAATGAAAGAGTTGGTTTATCTGCACTTGTAAAATTAACAGTTCCAGATGGCCTGCGCATTTCTGGAGCCTTGTATCCATACTGTGGACCAATTGAAAAGGATATCAAGGAAACAGGAATCCCTGGATTTTTTTCTGCCTTTGTCCACGGGGATATATTCTGCCAATGCTTAGAATCCCATGCATTCTCACGTTCCTTTGCAGCTATGAGTAATTGTAAGGTATTATAAAAGGATCCTGTTCCTAATGGATTATTCAGATTCCATAATTGGTTTCGTTCTATGTTATATTCTGACTGAAACATTATCATTATAGATTCTGATGGATGTCTCCCATCAATCCGTTTTGTAATAAGGGACGTTCCCCCGTTCCCAACTGATACATAATCGGATGGATCTAAGTTTAATTTATTTTCAAAGGGTCTCAAAAAAGGAATCTGAAAATTTGTAGCCCTTATTTTAGCCTGTAAATCTTGTCTGACATAACGCTGAGTTGTCTCAAGAGTAATAAGTGGTTTTGCTATATTTTCTCTCTGTATAGGTCTAAATGGAGTCTTAATTCCATTTAGATCGGTTACACTTAAATCACTTCGTGTCCAAGGGGTTGGCTTGATTGCTTGGGAAGAAGACTCCACTAAATCTTCCAACCTTCGTAACTTACATCTAATTCTGAACTTTTGACCCGGAAGAGCTACAAAGGGTAAGCCACCCTCATCAGGATGAGCACATCCAATGAGTGGTAAACGTAAAGTAAGCCTTTTAGGGGTAGCATTTCTCTGAATCTCAAGTGGAGTTCCCTTGTGGCATCCTAATTCCTTAAGAATGAGAGTTTCTTGTGATAAGGAACTCTGAAAATGAAACCAACTGTATAAGAAGTCTCCACTGAATTCCTGCAGTAGAAGCTGGTCCTGGTAAAACTGAATCTGTTCAAATAAGAAAGCTCCTATTCCCTGTGTGTAGCCATATGTATTACCACTGGAATCAGTTACAATATTTTTTGGATTCAATGGAGCTATGCTAAGAGGTAACCAGCTAGGTAAATCTATTACAAGAGAAGCTGCAATTAATAAGTCACCAAACACTTCCATCTCCCATTCGACTGAGCGACCAAAATCAATCATATTGAGAGGCTGTGTTTGTCTAGTTTCATCAATCATAGCAGGCCAAGTTTGCATATTATAAGAAAAAGGGACATGTGCTGATTTATCATTACTCATGAAATACACATCTTTTTTACCTCTCGCCACAAGTTCTAATAAAGAACCTTCTGCCGAGGTGTTTGGTCTGTCCATCTAATTAGTTTAATATATCTGTTTAAAACTTATTACGCCTCATTGTTTTTCTTTTGAAAGTTTTTCTTCTAAGAGTTTTAGCCTTAGGGGGGTGAAGAAGTCTGTGAATTTCTGCAGCTGTTTCCCTAATTTCTTGTTTTTCTTTTTCAGTTCTTGCTTGAGAAAGTTTATATTTTAATCCTCGTTTTAAGAGGTAGTCTGTATTAGATTTATCTATACCCTTTGCCCTGACTAATACTGCTACTATGTCTTTTTGCATAAAAGCCACTGCCTCTTGTAATGGCCTGAGTTCCGTATATTCAGATGGTTCATTCAGATTTATTCCACGATTCACTAGTTTTTCTATCATATGTGGGACACCCTCATCTTGATATCTCTCAAGCATTTCCCTTGTTGCCTTACTCTGAATAGCATTATTAGACATTTGATTAATATAAGCCTCAGCTCCCTCTAAAGATTTTCTTCTTCTTTGATATATACGGTCATTATCGGAATTGTGATGGTAGATTGCTCTACAAGAAAAATTATAATGAATTCCAGGGAACTTTTTGAAGAGCCAGGATTGAGTGCATTTGAATTTCTTCATAAGATTATTGAGTTCCTCATATGTATGTTCAGAATCTGCTAGATGATGTTTAACGATCTTATAGGTTGGAAAAATAGAGTCTTCATACATCTTCTTAAGATTACTGGTATTGAAACTACCAGTATATGTATGGGTTACTTGATCTTCATCTTCTTTAGAAGTATCTGTAAAATGATTGTCATTATCTAAACTAAACATTCCAGATTTAATAAAGTGTTTCGTGTTTTTAAAGTTTACAAATGGGAATTTGATAGATTCTAAATACGTCCTATCTGATGGGTGAGGGGCTTCAGGATAATGAATATGAAAGGTAAATCCAAATTCTCTTGCTAAATCATCTTTATACTTAAGAGGATCTCTAAGTTTCGCCTTTATCCCCTTAGGAATATCATCAAATGCTAACATAATGCTATAATAATTCTTTAATTGAGTTAAAATACCACATTCATGAAGAGTAATATACATACACCCAGGAGGGACTGGTTTCTCAAAGAAGATATCCTCACCATGAGATGAGTTAAAATAGACTGATGGTTTCCCTGCTACTAATGGTATAGTGGGTGCATCGGAAGCATACATTGGTTGAAAGGGTTCTAAGAACTGCTTCATGACCTCCTTTTCACCTGCATTCAAGGTTTGAACCTTGTATATAATATCATCATCTGTTTCTCTGTGATCTAGGATCATAACA